CCAATATCAATACCAATAATATAGTTCCACTCGCCTTCAGTAGGGAGCCTAGTGTAGATATTTTTCGACTTGTTGAATTTAAATACGAGCGCATCTTTGTCCTCTACCCATTTTCCATATGTTTCTCTTATATAAGACGGATCAGTTTCATCGATTCCTCTTATGATTCTTTCTTCTTTTAGTATTTCTTCTAAATCTAACTTAGGGGGTAGGTGCATATGTGGATTATCAAATGCAGTCCAGTGATGCGCCTCCCAGTTTTTAGATGTAGCGTATTCGTAAAATATCCCAGCCTTTACTGGACCTGGAGTTCCTGTTAAGTATAGTTGTCCTCTTTTGTCTCTTAGGGCTGGGATTATAATATCGTTTATCAACTCCTTTAGATAGGACCGGAAGGACTGACATTCGTCAATGTAGCACTTCATTAGTTTCCATCCTCTAAACTTTTCTATCTCGGTCCTATCTTTGGCTCCTGCTATATAGATTTTAGACTTGTTAGGAAATGTTATTGTTAACCTAACATTGTCTGTTTTACATTCTATTTCATACTCTTCTATAATCTTAACTAAGTCAGACCATATAATTGCTCTAGCTTGTTGTTGTGTTATAGTAATATAGAGTAGGTTAACCTCTTCATTATCCTGAGCAGAATCAATCATATCGGCTGCAATGCCTACAGTTTTACCTGCTCTACGAGAACATACAGCATTTCTAAACCTGGAACCTGGACCACGAAAAAAGCCAACCTGTTTGTTGAAACAAAATTCATCAAATACAAACGTAGGTTTTTCAGACTTTGTCTTCCGTTTTTGAAGCTCCGCTATTAGGGCTTCCCTGTTTACGTTCTGCAAATTCTGATACCTCTTTTTTAGAAGTTAGAGTTTTTAAATATTCTTCAGTATTCTGGTCTGACTTCATTCTAAATGATTTGTCAAACATCTTTCCGTTTTTGAGTACTGCATTCCAATGAGAGTTAAAAGCTATTGACCTACGTTCACCGTCTCCTTTGAATGGGTAGACTGTATGCAATAGGTTAGAAGGAAAAACTACTAACTTGCCTGGTTCAGGCATGAAGGATAGAGAGCCTTTTTCCATTCCAGTTGGGCAAGCTGTTTTATAAATAAATTCAATCATTCCGTCTCTTTGATGTTTATACTCTGGTAGTTTTCCTATTTTTGATCTATCATCAAATGGGGGTACTTTTAGGTACAGGACAGATGATAGATCGCAGTAGGTGTGAAAGTGAACTGGGTTGTACTCGTCTGCAAACTGACTAACTACCCATGCGTGATCTATTTGAACCTCTAACTGTTTTAGTTCATGACCATCTTGAGTTAGAGCATTCCACACATAGTTGTAGAGCATTCCTTGTAGATAATCAAAAGCTCCGATTTCTTTTAATTGCTCATTACTAATCCAGGGTTCTTCAGCAATTTGACCTACTAAGTTCTTGCCCCAGTCTACTCTGTTTTGGTCCTCAAGAATTTCATCTGTTTTTTTTAACAGAGCTTGAGTTATTTCAGATGGCATGTGAAATAAACCAAAAGATGGACCAAAGGGTTTTAGTAGTTTGAAGTCAGTGTTCTTAGCTAGACGCTCTAGACGTTCTTTATCTGACTCGTTTGCTTTTGCTTCTTGTCTTGCTTTTTTTGCTTTCTTACCACTCATGTTAACTCCTAGTATGCTGATCTTTTTACTTTGGGTTTTTTAATTACATTTGGAGAACCGACCTTAGCTCTTTCTTCTTTGTCCTTTTCTTCTTGTTCTACTTTCAAAGGAGACTTGAGATAGACACAAGATACGTTAGTTAAAGGAATGAGAACGTGGTCCCTATCTGATTTGATAGAGACTACATTCAAACTTTCAATCAATTCTAACTCTAGTGGTTTTCGATTATTAATTTGCCGAGAAGCAAAAAACGTCTCGTTGGTTTTCTCAAACATTACCGATTGGTAACATCTGATTGAGTCTATTTTGTATTTCATTAATATTTCCTCCAAAAAGGTACGAATTTATATTTTACTTTTTTTACTACTAGTGAGAAGTTTTCTATCTTATCCAAGATACCATCTTTCAAAGCGTCTTTGGCATTCCACCACTTGTCTTCTTTGATTTTTTCAAAAAACTTATCAGGGTCTACTTTCATTTTTTTAGCAATTTCATTTAACACTAGTTTGTCAAAAAAGTCAAGTGCTTTAAATAATTGTTTATTGTGCTCACTTCTTTTAGGTCTACCCCATCCTATTTGAGTCAGGTGGTGCATATAAGTTGAGTTAGAACTCCCTATACGAGCGTCACAGTATTGTAAAATTACAAACCCCATAGAGTAGGCGTTTCGTGCGTAACAATTAAGGTGGTAGCCTTTTTCTTTCAAGACTTTCATTTCTTCAATAAACTCTAGTCCGATGTGAACTGAACCCCCACCGGAGTTTATAACTATGTCAATCTCTAAATCTTTTTTGTTTTTTATTTCTGCGTTCTTAAATTGCTTCAAAACTTCTGCTGCTTCAAAGTTGTTTACACTACCTATGCGAACATCGTAGGGGCTGTCTAGATACTCAACTCTATCGATGGACAAAAAGGTGGCTAGAAACAGCCCCCCTAAAATAGCTAAGGTCAATAATTTTTTCATTCTTTTTCCTCCGGTTGGTGGGTGACTAGTTTGGCGTCGTCCCCGTACTCTTCAAGCAGGTCTTTGATTTTTTGTAGTTTGTTTTTAGTGTTAATCTTTAATTGTCTAATGTCCCACCTAAAGTGTCCAGAGTCTATAAGCTTAAGACCGTTACGCTCTCTATGAGAGTTTGCATCAGCAATTTTGTCTACCTTTTTAAATACTTCATCTATTAATTCTACACTTATTTCCATCATATTGTAAGCTACTTCATGACTGCGATTTTTAAAAGATTTCATCTATAACTCCATACTCTAAGCATTCATCTGGAGTCAAGTAAAAGTTTTTCTTGTAAGTTTTATCGTACCAAAACTCAGCATCCTTGTCACTCAACTCTGCCATCCAGGAGCACCATTGGCGTTCCTGTTTTTCAACTTGATCTACTTCTTCTTTCGTTTCGGCATGAGACCCTCCTATGTAATAACTCATTTGGTGCGCCATGAACACACAGTATTTAGACATTCTACGTTTGCGACCTGCGGCTAGTAGTAGGGTGGCTGCACTCATAACGTGACCGTAAGCTTCTGTTACGATTCTACAACTAGAGGCATTAAGTCTACCAATCATGGCTAGGGCGTCATAGACAGAGCCGCCTGGAGAGTTTATTCTAATGGTTATAGTTTTCTTACTAGCCCTTTCTAGTTCACTAAGGGCAGCATCTATAAATGCAAAGCTATGGTCGTCTATTTCTTCGTTAATCTGAATAACTCGATCGACAAAATTAACCCCCTGCTCAAAGAGATAATCAAGTCGGAGTTTTTCTTTATCTACATCTTTAGTCTTGCTCACTTGCAACCTCTAGGTTAGGAAGGTCAAATAGTAAATACGGATGATAAACAAAATTTTGTTTAGATGCTAACTTGTCTGCCATTCTAGTGTGATGAGTGTAAACTCCAGCTTTGTCGGTTGAATGACCTGTTGCGTCTAAAAGAGTTTTTCCAATCCCCATATTTCTGAAGGTGTGTTTAACATAAAGGTAGTGGACAACCAGGATACCGTCTTCCTCCCCCGAGACTATGTAGCCATAAAGCTGAGAAGGGTCAGATGGGTTACAAGCCATGAGTACCTTGGAGTCTTGCAAAATACGACGGATGAGTTTATGGTGATCTTCAAAATAAATAGTGTTTGTAATCTTGTCGGCAAAATGAGAGACCCTATAGGACTTGAGCCAACTGTTGAATAAAAATGGAAGATCGTCCTCTATCAAAGGACGGAGTCTACAATTGTCCATCCTAAACCTCTTTGTCTTTCCAGCCGGAGTTAGAGTTAGAGCTGGAGTCTAAGGCTTGTTCTTGTAAGACGTCTTGTTCTACTTTTTGTAATAGAGGATTGTGAATTATCAGACCTTTGAGTTGAGCCTCTAGGTCGGCAATCTGTTCTTCCAATTGTTTCTTCTGCACTATGGCATGACCTATGGCTGCATACAGGTCGTTAGCCTTTGCTACATAGATTTCATTCGCTTTCATCGCTTGCTCCTTTTTCGTTCTTACTTATTGTATCTTTATTATTATCTATTGTATTATTATTTTCTAAGACTCGCTTGGCTAGGTGCATCAATTCTGAATCTGAGAGGGAGGACAAATCCTGGGCTTCAGACATTTCTCTTTCTTCTCTCTGAATCTTAACTAGGGACTCTAGGTACCCTTGGACTATTCGAGCCTCCTTGGGGTCTAAGGTGACTCCCCTGACTGCCTTAGACCTGTAGTGGGCTAGCTCGGCTCCTATGATGGCTTTAGCGTCGTGCAGGAGGAGTTCTGTAGCAGGAATGACTGAACTAGTCTCCAAAGATATGGGACGTTTTTTAGGGGGCAATAGGATACGCTTAGGGTTCTTTTTGTCTTGCGTCATTTTGTTTCCAGAATGGGGTTTATATTATTCAGTCTTACAGGTTTTGTATAATTTGTCAAGCCTTTTTTTGACCCCCCCATGTGTGGGTATCTTGACATTTGCTACATAGATTGCCAAGATATCTTAACACTCTCTAGACAGTCTGTCTTAGCATAAATTAATATTAGTAATTTCAAATACTTAAGTTTGGTGTGAACAAAAAAAATTGAGTATGGTTTACGTTTTCTCGGGGTTTTCTGTAAAGGATATTCAAAGTGTTCTCGTAAATGGTCGGATATTCGTTGGGTTGTGTAGCCTTCGCCATGCAATTCTAAGACTTTACGGTCAATTTTGGGTAAAAAGGTAGCGTTCTGGCTTAAAAAGCTTGCTATG